CGGCATTCAGACCATGAATTGCTTTCAAGTCCTGAGCGAGTTCAAGTGAATACTCAGCTTTCAGAGCGCGTGACTTGGCAGTAACGGTAACTTTCTCGATCGAGAAAGCCATCTCGTTGAACTCATTAGCCGCTGCATCACCCAATGCTTCAGCATTTTGGGTGGTCATTCCGTTACCTACGTTGTAGGTTTCGTAATCTGCAGTTGCAGGGAATGTACCGTCAAGAGCACCAGGGTTGGTTCCTTGCTGATTGGTAGTACCAAGACCAACGGCCTTCTGAGTCATTCCACCTTCAAGACCAAATCCATCATTCTGACCAGAGAATGCAGAATCTGCTTCGTTGTAGAATGCCTCTTCGCCGCCTTGTCCGGCATAGCGAGAGCGCATTGCGAAGATCAGTCCAGTAGGACCGTTCATCGGTTGAACACCAGCCAGGTCATAAGCGACCAGGTTAGGCATGGAGCGTCTGATCAGGGAGATCAGAACGGGGTCGAAATTACTGATTGCTCCAGTACCACCAGTAGTGGAGTTAGTAGGAGCTGCTTCTCCGAGGAATTGAGCTTCCTCTCTAAGCATTTTTTCTTGGTTCTCCAGAAGAACTGAGGTAACCATTCTCTTATGAGGATCTTGGATTTCTCCGAGACCGTCATGATTAAGAATTGGTGCCCACTTCTCCTGCAGTTGTTCGGCATTGAACATTTGCATTTGAATTTTGCCTCTTAAATTTTTTTGTTTTGTTTGTTGTTAATAATTTAAAAAATCACTTTTTCGAAACTCTATTCAGAGTCTGAAGATATGATTCCATCAGTCCAGATACTTCTGGTTGATGTCCTCCTTCTGCACCTTCAGAAATATTTTCTGAATGGTTTCTTTGTGCGCTGGGATTAGCAGAGAAATAAGAATCTCTCAGCGTTGCCAGTTTTTCACGATAGTTAGATTCACTTTCAAACTCAACATTTTCAGCAAGAGAAGCGAGTTTTTCCTTTTGGGAGAGAGCAAGACCCTCTGATACGTCCGCAAGGATTACATCGGCAACCGATTCTGATAATCTTTTATTTAGAGCAACGTTCTTATTGATTTGCTCATTGAGTTTATCTTCCATTTCATCAAGTTTTTCTACCATACTATGAATTACATCATATTTTTCTTCAGGGATTGTTACATAATGATCTTCAAAAAGTCCTCTCATTCCAGTGAGGAATGATTCGGTCATTTCGGTCTTAAGACCGTGCTCAACTGCGAGTTGGTTTTCAGAAATCCACTCGTCAGCAACATATTCAAGATAAGCGTCGGTACGCTCGGAAAGTTCTGCCTTAACAGCAGCAACTTCCTCTACAAGAGATTTCTCATACTCGGACTTCATCTCTTCTTTGATTTCTGCAATCTTAGTTCTAATTGCTGCTTCAAAGATGGTGCGTGCCTTTTCTTGGAACTCTTCGGAAAGTTCTTCGCCAGAAATTAAAGCATTGATGTCTTCTTCAACATCAATTACTTCTTCTGATTCTTCAGTAGTTTCGGCAACAACTTCCTCTTCAGTGGTCTCTTCTTCGGAGACTACTTCTTCTTCGGTTGTTTCCTCTTCGGATACAATTTCTTGATCCTCTTCTACTTCTACTTCAGCTTCCTCTTCCTTCATGCCCTTTGCAGTTTCCGCAGGTTTAGCACCTTTGTTTACAACATCTCTGACTTGTTTTAGAGTTGCACCAGGAGTGGCGAGTTTGTTAGAATCGTCATCGGGTCTAGAGTTTTCTGGGGTCGGCCCACCTAGATCCTCATACGTAGCAGGAGTACCACCTGTGGTTAACTTCTGCATTGGTTCTCCAGGCGCAGCGTTTTTAGTTACTACGTTTTCCATTTCTTGTAAATTGCTACCAACGGACATTTGATTAGACATGATTGTATTAATCTATATTTATTTATAATTTAAAGATTTGAGAGGAAATTATTAAATAATTCCAACTTATGTTCCTCAAGTCTTTTTTCAATGACAAGAGTATTAATTCTTTGTTGTGTTCTTTTTGCAAGTTGTTCGCGAAGGATTCCTCCTTCCCAAATCCACTCTTTTCCTTCCATAATTCCAGAAACAAAAGCATCGGGAGCAGAAGGGTCGGCAACGATATCAGCAGCAGTTGCCAACATGAAATCTTCACCTACAACTTTGACACCATTAGTATCTTCTTTAATGGAACCAATACCACGAGAAGAGACGCCAAGCATCACACCTTCATCAAGAAGTGATTTTGCAATCTTGCCCATCGGAGTATCAAGCAGTTGTGCTTTACCTACAAAATTATTTCCTTCCTGACGGAGAGAAACAATCTTATGGGAAACACGATCTAGATTGACGGTAGGACCATCGGGGTGTCCAAGTTCTCCAAGAGCACGTCCTTTATTGACGAATGATTCATTATATCTTCCAACTTCTTTTGCAAGAGTTGAAACAGGATACATTCTTCCATTGCGATTCTTAATTTCGCCCTGGAGAAAAGTTCCCTCAATATACATCTTTTTACTAGAACCTTTGCCTTCGGTGACAAATTTGACGCTAGAAATTTCTTCCGTGATTAGTTTCATTAAGCTACTCCAGTGATTTGTACTTGCTGGACATATACCCCCGAAGCAGTTCCAACTGCTGCTACTTGGAAAACATCTCTCAGTTCACCTTCCTTAATAGTAACTGGTCCCTGAGCAGAAGTATTATGTGCAAGAGTCAATCTTGTGCTGAAGAATCCAGGATCACCATTAGAATTACTACTGAAAGAACCATTAAGGACTGAAAGAACCGTCAGTCCAATTCCGGCCGTGCTGATCCCGCCATTAATACCGGTAGGAACAATTCCAGTCAGTTGAACTTTATCTCCAACTTCGAATGGACTTCCAGTTCCTGCAGGAAAATCAATAATTGTAGTAGTGCCAGTTGTGACACCAACGACTTTTTGTGACCTTGGTCTTCCAATACTCAGTGTTGCTGAAGTACCTGTTGGAATATAATAGTCAAATATTGAAGAAGTAGGATCAGTCCCAGTTACAACATGTGCATCTCCACCAAAAGCAGTTATTCTAACAGTATCGGTAAAATGAGTCATGATACCAGATGTTGCTGTTGTTGCAGAAGCAGCAAAAGATACTCCGCTTCCTACCGGTTTATGTGCCATTATTCTTGATCCTCAGATGATGATTGGTCTTCAGGTTCTACTTCACCGAACATAGAAGATGCAACTTCTGGTTTGAAACTATCAATCCTTTCAGTTGCTTTTGTGTATAAAAGATCTTTAATTTTATCACTAACTTCTGCTGCTGACGAATCAACAGCAATCAAATCTACAATTTCTTCCATAAAAATTAATATAAGTCCTATTCAGTTATTTATATCTCTGCTTTTTTAGTATCTTTTTGCATCTCTGCATCAGTGATACCACCATCAATTTCTGGTTCCATTGGGACATCGCCCATTGCTCCAATATCCCCACCTTCTGCAGGTAATGGTTCTCCTGTTATAGGATCAATAGCATTGGGATCTGGAATAATTCCATCTTCAATTTCTTTTTGAATCTGTTCATCAATTTCAATAATTTCAGCATCAGTTTGGCGAAGAACCTTCTTACGAACATACTCACTTGAGTAGAATTTGCCAATGTAAGGTTCAATCGTTGCAAGCGTTCCTAGACGCTCATTCATCATTTCAGTTTCTTTTAATTCTGCAAACTGATTATCATAAAGAAAATCATATTGAATATGATCACTAATTTGATTCCAATCTTCTGGAGTGCAAATATTTTTTAGAATCAATTGAGTTTTTAACATGTCATTAAACATGTTTGCAAAACGCTTTCTCAATCTTCCAACAAACTTAGAAAACTTAAGTTCATCGCGAAGAATTTCTGAAGAACGTCCAAGATTAAATCCACCATCAGCAGCAATTCTTGATTCGGGAACTCCAAGTGCTCTATAAAGTTTCTTTTGGAAATACTCAATATCAGCAAGTTCTCCTAAGTTTTGTCCACCAGGAAGAGTTGTGATTTCAGTTCCACGACCACCTTCTCTTCTAGGAAGCCAGAAGTCTTCCATCATACTCATAAATTTACGATCATCACGAATCTCTCCGGTGTTCGCATCATAGACGAGTTTATTTCTATAGCGAGACATGACCTCTT